ACCGGACGCCGACGTAATGAGCGATGGTCGATCGAGTTCGACAACGCGACACTCGATGCGAACGGCCAACCGATCGAGGACTGGACACCGATCAAAACGGTATGGGTCCGCAGCACGCCGAAGTCCGCGACCGAAACGACGCGAGGCGATCAGACCGAAGCGATTGTGACGCACACGCTCGAACTCGATCCGCGTGTTGCAGTCTCGCCGCTCAACCGATTCACGCGAGGCGACCGCGTGCTATCTGTCGTCTCGGTGCTCGAGCCAGAGTCACCTCGCGAGCCGCTCGTCGTCGAGTGCAAGGAGTTGGAAGTCTGATGGCGAAAGCAAAGAAAGGTCTAAATTTCGAGACGGTCGGCTGGGAGGAGCACGCACAGCAGATGCTCGTCCTGTCGAAGAATCTCGAAAAGAAATACGCGATCGCCTTTACAGCCGCAGTCGCGAAGTCGCTGAACCGAGCAGAGAAGGCCAACATTAAACGAGGCGACGCCGCCAGCCGGCGATACGCGAAGTGGCCGAAGCCGTTATTCAAAATGATCAAAACAAAGCGGCTAGGCAAGAAGGCGAAGACGAAACACGGTGCCATTGGACACCGCGTCGGACTATTCGGTAAAGGTGGCTGGGCGTCTCGAGGTGCGTGGCTCGAACGCGGACACGTTACTGCCGATGGCGGCCGCACTCGAGCGTATGAGTGGGTGAAGCCGTCACGCGACCAGGTCGAGCCGACGATTCCCGCAAAGGGCAAGGCGGGGATCGTCAATAAGCTAAAGCGCGACGCGAAGCGAGCCGCAAATAAAATCGACTCGAGCAAGAAACCGTAACGATGGCCGACATCACAGCCACAATCAGAACGCACCTCGCCAGCAAGTCCGGCGTCACGGATCTCATTCAGGCGACCGGCGGTGCGTTTCGGATGTTTCCCGATGTGCTCCCACAATACGATCCAGACAGTAGGACGAAGAGCAAGCGGCAACCGCTCGTACTGCCGGCATGCACGATCGATTCGCTCGGAGCCGATGATCCAACGCACAATACCGGAGCCGCCGGCGTCGTCACCGAGACGCTGGTGATCGACTGTTATGCCGCGACGCGAGCCGCCGCGAACTCCCTGCGACTGGCGATCCGGGCCGAACTGAACGCATTCCGCGGCACCGTCTCGAGCGTCTGGATCTTCTGGATACAAACGCGGGACCAGTCAACCACATTCGAGCAGTCGAAAGTCGGCGAATCGCTCAAGACCAGATACATCAGTCCGATCGAGGCGGATGTTATTTATCAGGAAGCAACAACTAGCACGCCAACCTAAGTCCTAAGGAGGCAATCATGGCAGCAGCAAACGTACCTTTTACCGGCGGCGGATCGACTCTGACGCTCGGCACGACCGCCATCTCAATCGCGGCTACATCCATCGGCGGATCGAGCAACACAATCCCGCGTGTCGCGAAAACCGATCTCACCGATGGCGTCGAAGCTTACATTCCCGGCGACGTTATGGATCACGACGAAGTGACGGTCGAGGGACTCGCGAAGATGTCCGATGTCAAGGCATTGCGTGCAGCGATCGATGACGGCAGCCCGCTGATCGAGACGATCACCGTCACCGATCCGACTCTCTCCGGCGAATCGACCGCAAGCAAAGAGGCATCGACGACGGCATTCATCACCAACGTCGCGGTCGGTGCTCGTGTTAATAACGAGATCACGACGGTCACGGTTAACTTCACCTGGGGCGAGGGAAGTACGCTAACAAACGCGACGTAAAAAAATGAAAATAGAACTCAAGAAGATGTGGCTGATCGCACGCGACAAAGCCGGCGATCCGGAGATGCTCAACGGCGAGCCGATCTCGGCATCACCGCACGAGCTGACAATATGCGACGTCGAGATTGAAAGTGCCGAACCGTGCGACGCTGCATATTGTCAGGACTTCTGTATCTGCCCAGACTGCGGTCGAGCGTTTCGGGACTTCGGCGAAGTGAATCTGAAGCACGGCGTGCTCGTGTTTCGCGTGCCATGCTTGCAGGCGGTGTACGACGCGATCCGCGACGAGGTATTTAAGATTCTAGAGGCCGATCATCCCGACGTGACGATCACACGCTGCGCCGGCCTGCCTCAAGTTCTCGTTGATTCGGCCTCGCTGCATGTCGCCGCGGACATCGACAACGACGAGCCGGATCTCGACGATCTCGACGAGGTGGAGGTGCCATGAGGCTCGAGAGCTGGCAACAGGTGACGCGGCTATTCCGCCGCCGATACCGCTGGATCTGGCTCGGCGGCTGGACGTGGATTCGGATTCGCGACCTCACCGAAGCCGAGATGACATTCGCCGAGGCGTCGATCGCGACCGCCGATGGCCTGAGTGTCGATGCGTTGATGAACGCTCGCCGGCTGCTGCTGTCCTGGTGTATCGTCGATGGCGACGGCGAGCGAATGTTCGACACCGACGAGAAGATGGGAATGCTCGGCGGCCTCAACGGTCGGATGGCTCATCGTCTCTTCAACGCTTGCCGATCGCATTGCGGCTACAAAGACTGCGAGATCGACGAGCTGATGAAACTGTCCGATTTCTTCCGCGAGATGAAAGACGTTCAGCTTCCTGACCGCGACCAGGGCGTCGATGATGTCGCGAAGCAGTGGGTTGCCGCCGGCCGCCAGCGAAAGAACGGGAGGCACTGATGGCAACCTCCTGGACACTCGCGACGAACGTGACGGCTAACACTGCCGGATTCCAGAAGGGAATGGATCGGGTATCTAAGAAAACGAAGGCGACTCAAAAGGCCACCAAGGCGCTCAAAGTAGGATTGATGGCCGCCGGTGCAGCATTTGCTGCCGTCGCGTCGATAATGAAGAAATCGCTCGCCGCTTACGCAATACAAGAGCAAGCCGAGGCACAACTAACCGCCGCGCTGAAATCGACCGGACACCAGGCCGGACTGACCGCGGAGGAGATCAAGAAATTCGCCGCACAACGCCAGGGCATAACGACATTTGGCGACGAGGCAACCATCGCCGCGAGTTCGGTGCTGCTCTCATTTACTAACATTCGCGAAGGTGCATTCAAGCCGACGATGATCGCCGCTCAGGACTTGGCTGCTCGCATGGGAATGGACCTGCAATCGGCGATCGTCATGGTAGGCAAGGCGATGAATGACCCGATCGCGAATCTATCGGCGATGTCGCGTGCCGGCATTCAATTCTCGGAAGATCAGAAGAAGATGATTTTTAGTTTAGTAAAAACCGGCGACATGCTCGGTGCACAGAAAATCATTCTAGGCGAACTGACTACGCAATTCGGCGGCAGTGCAGCGGCGGCCGCACGAACCTACGCCGGCGAACTGGACACAATGTCGAACGCATTCGGCGACCTGGCGGAAAAGCTAGGCGAGAGGCTCGTACCTGAACTATCGCTGATTGTAAGCTTCTTGCAAGAGGCGATCGCATCCGCGCAAAAACTCGGCATCCTAAAAGAAACAGGACCGAAAATAAAAAAAGAGAAGACGATGCGTATGGCGAGGCTCGAGGACGTAACGAAAGAAGACATAAAAGAGCGAGACGAGCTTATAAAAACCCAGAAGGAGAACCTCAACGTTCTCAAGGAGCAGCGGCGGCAGCAAGAATCGGCATCCTGGGGCACGGTCGCTATGGGTCCAGCGTATTACGCAACCGACTGGAATCGCCGACGCGAGGAGCGAGCGAGGCTCGACGAGAAGATAAAAACCAAAGAGCGTGGAATTGCGATAAACATCGAAGAACGCGAGAAGATGAAAGTGCAACTCGCCGACCCAAAACACCAAGCCGGCATAGACAGAAGGGCAGCGGAACAGAAGAGACGAGACGACGAGATTCACCAGAAAGCACTCGAGGCGAACGCAGCCGAACGTGAAGACCAGAGGGGAGTGATCGCTGACCAGCAAGCAAAGATTGAACGGCTAGAGGCAAAGCAGGACGATTTACAGAAATCCATCGACGCGACATTCGCCAGCCCCGCCGAGCGTCGCGAAGACCGAAAGCGTCAGATCGAGTTGAACGGAATGATCAAACAGCAAAACGAAATTCTCAAACAACAACAGGCCGAACTCGACAAACTGAGGGCCGCATAGATGAGCCACGTCGTTTCCGTTAAGGAACACAAAACGCCGACATTCAGCTCGACCGCCGAAGAGGATACGGCCACGCGGTATTTTATCGTTGAGCTGATCAACTCAAATTATGGACCGCAGACCGCCGTGCGTGCCGTTATGGATTATTACGGTATCCGAGCCGGCACCTGGTACATGTACGGCGCCGAGGTCGCATCAGGCTGCCGTGCCAAGACGATCGGGCCGGCGACGGCTATCGATGGAAGCAAGACGCTCTACTCGCTGCAAGTTCAGTATTCGAGCACACAGCCGGACGAAGAAGAAACGCCGGAAGATCCGCTCGACCTGGCGACGCAGTGGGGACCAGCGGGCACGCGGACAATACAAAAGACTGTATACAAGGACAAACGCGGTAAGCCGTTCGTCAACTCTGTCGGCGATCCGCTGAATGATGGCGTATCGATCGACCAGAACGTGTCATGGATCAAGGCACGGCAGAACGTCATCTCGACGGACTTTGATCGACTGGCGAAATATACAAACGCCTGGAACGCAAACGCATATCTCGGCCAACCGAAGCGGACCGTCAAGATCAGCTCGATGGAATACTCCGAGAAGAAGTGGAAAGGCGACGCATTCTATTTCGAATTCTCAGCAGAGTTCGAGTTCTATCCGGAGGAGCAGTTCATCGAGCTGCCGAATCTGGGATGGCGTGCTAACTTCTTCAACGACGTCGGCGGACTGCTCGGCGCCGCAGAAGTCGGCGACATTAAGTTGAGCGTAATACACGATGGAGCTTCCGCTTCGACCTCGTCCGGATCGCTGCTCAGCGAAAATCTCGGCACTCCGATCACATCACCCGCTCTCCTTCAGGTCGATAATGGATTCCTGGCGTCTCGCGACTTCCTGATGCTGGACGAAGCACCGCAGCACGATAACACGATTCTGAAGTTCGACATCAAGCGGACAGAGGCATTTGAGGACTTGGACTTCTAATGGCACTCCTTCTCAAAAACAACACGTACAAGCTATTTGCTCGTGCAGTCGATAGCGTGCTGAAGCCATCGACCGAGGTGCCGCGTCCAGTACCGCACGCCGTCACGCGGGAGTGCCTGACATTCGAGGCCGAGTCTAATGCGACTTACAGCATGGCGGATTTGACGGTCGGCAGCGGCGGCGCGGTAGTCTTGTTCAATAGGGCAGCCAAGCTGCGGCCTAGATGGCAGGGAGAAGTCAGCGAAGGCCGGGGATTATCAACAATCGCAGACGCACAGGGCGGCCTCATTAACATACGCGCCAACGGACTCGTTGAGATCTCCTGGGCCGTCGCCGTGCAATCAATAAACACCGGCGGAATCGACCTGTGGCAAACATCAATAGAGTTGAGCGACGACAACGGCGCAGCATACACGACCGCAGATAATCCCGTCAGATCCTACAACTACCACGAAGGACTCGACGTGTCCGTTGTCTCGCCGCCTCGCAAGTTCCAGGTGCTGAACGGCGATATTTGGCGAGTTCGCATATTTACAATTTCAAACACAGCAGGAGCCGGCGACACGGCACAAGTCACCGCGAACGGCACCTACTTCACGATAAGGAGTCTATGACATGGCGAACCTTGCTTGGCTCGGCGCGGGAGGTACTGTCGGCGATTATTCCGTGGCCGCGAATTGGTCAACCGCCGCTGTACCGCTGATGGGCGATAATGTGCGAATTCCGCCGACATCAACGACGGCGATCAGTGCGAGCCTTAATCAATCGGCGACCGCAATCGGTGATTTTATCGTCGAGCGAGGCTATCAGCAGGCAATCGGCACAGCGGCAACGACGTCGGCACTGCCGGTGTATCTGCAAATCGACCCAAATCGATTCGAATTCGCCGGCGGAGGCGAGTCGTATATCGACATCAGCTCGGCAAATATCGACGCCGTCATCAACTACACTCGCTCAGCGGCGGCGGGTAAGAGCGGACTCTACCTTCTCGGCTCAAATATCACCGAGCTGTCGGTGAACGGAGGCAACGTCGGCCTCGCGTCCATCGCAACGAAGACATCGACC